TTAGCTGTCATGCCAGCACCAGCTTTAGTCGGCCTTTTGTCGCCAGACTTGATGCTCATGCCTTTCATTCCACTGCCTTTTTTACGTTTAGCCATTACTTTGCTTTCTTTTTTTTGCCACGCCAAGAAACTCTAGCTGGCCCCTTTTTAGCTGCCGTGCCTTTTTTAGTACACTGTGCTTTAGTCGGCCTGCAAGCAGGGTAAGGACGTTTGCTGTTAGTAGCAGACTTACGCCCACATGGCTTCCCGGTCTTGCAGTCAATCCAGCCTTTGCCTTTGTTTCGGCCAAACCAAGTTCTCAAACCTTCTTTAGCCATTACTTTTTAGCCTTTGGTTTTGTATGACCATAGCCCTTTTTCTTCAAAGCTAAGTGGGCTGCGTAGGTATTGGCTTTTACCCCTTTACCTGCTTTTGAATACATCATGTGTGGTTTAAATGTTTTCTTTTTAGCCATTACTTCTTTTTCTTTCCGCCAGTGCCCCAGTTTTTAGCACCAACTTTACGGCATCTAACTAACGCCCCACTTGCATATGCAGAGGGCCACTTTTTATAACGAGACTTTACTTTGCTGTAGCAAGCGTCTCTTTTTGCTGTTTTCTTTTTAGCCATCAGCCACCTGCTCCGTCGCCAGTGCCATCTTCGATACCAGCAGTAATGTTGCCCAAGCCAGTGTCAAGGCTAGTTGTTACAGACTTATAAGAAGCAATTGTTCCAATAGCCACAGTCGATACGACCAATGCCATTTCAATTGATTCGCCGCCCTTTTCGTCTTTGAACAATCGCTTAATAAAATCCATGTCAACCTTTCGTTTGGTTTTTTACAATGCTGTACATTTTGTCGTTATGTGCGTCCACTTTGTTCATCAAGTAAGAAATGTCATGCTTGGTTTGGGATTCCATCCCTTTTAATGTACTTTTTAAATTCTGTAGTTCTTTTTCTTGGTCAGTTACTTTGTGACTTACTTTCCAAACAAATCCAATAAGAGCAAATACCGCACTACTAACTACGGTGATTGCAATATCTAAAAATTGAGACTCCAAGTCCACAATGGCCCCCTTTGCACCTTTGTTTTACGAGTCTCTGCTCCCCAAACATATTATTCACCCTCTGCCGCTGCCGCAGCGATCTGGTTATCGCCACCGCCCCCAAGAAGAGCCTGTGTCATCGCGTTATCTCTTCCAGCCCTTGTGCCACCCATAGCTACGTTTTCTCTTACGTAGCGTCGTTCGGTTACTGGAGCCTTGGTAGGACCAGCTTGTCCTTGTGACATTTCCTTGATCTGTTCCATCTCTGCAAAGTCAGCGATCTTAAGGATGTCTGCAATCTCACTTGTGTGTGAGTACTTAGACATGATCTCAAGGTAACGCTCCATGTCAGGAACAATGCCTCGTTGTTGCAACTGTTGTGACATTGGCATAATGATTTGCATCATTGTGTCGTTAATAGTCTGCAACCTTTCACCCGGACTACGTGATTGCAACGAGTATGGTGCAATGTCGATTGCATAATCAAGCAAGTCGCCTTCACGGATGTCTGGATCAAAGTCAACCTTAACTGACATATCTGTGTTAGGAATATCTCTGTAGACCCGAGTTGATGGAACGGGGTCATAGAAGATATAGTCAGCCATAGACTCCATAACTTTTCGCACAGCGTTAGTTGTACGTGCCTGCATGTCGTCAATACGCACTGATGCAGACTGTTTAAGTAATGAGTCATGCTTACCGCTCTTTGCACTAGGGGCTAGGCCGCCAAGTGAGTCTAGGTTTCCGCCTAGATAAGAGAACAAGTCTTTAAGCTGAATCATAAAAGCGAGTGAACCTGAGTCAACGCCGCCAAACTTCATTTCTTTCGTAGACTCTGGTCTATCAGAAAGAATAGTGTCGCCATCATTCGAGTTTACTACTCGACGACCGTCTTCTTCTGCACCACCAGCAACAATAGTGAGCGTTTTCTGTCGCTCTGCTTGTCTACCTAACTTGCGGAACACTCTATTGACTAGATCATGTAAGTCAGTAAGCAAACCAGCGGGCGAGATAGGCATGATATTGCCGGGTACGTCTATGTAAGAAAGCAGATGGTACGGTCCAATCTCTGGACCATCCCAATCAACCACCTTGAGGGGTTCAGTGTTTAAGAATCCGCCGCCATGATCGTCTGCTTGCATAGTAACGATCACGTTTTCATACGGAAGCCAAACATCCCACAACTCAATGATGGGCATATACTGTTCCGTGCCCATTGTCTCGCCGCCTGTTTGCAAAGAGGTGACTCGTTCATCACCTTGTTCATTGGTTGAGCGAACATATGGGTTAGGAACTAATTCTTTCTTCCCAAAAAGTTTCATTTCCATAGCTAAGTCGTATGGTAATGAGTACCTATTGCCACAAAACTGGATTTGATCCCAACGTTTTGCAGTCATATCGAACACAAAGTCATCAAAATCTACATTATCGCAAAAGACTTGGCCCACATCGTGGGTAAATCCGTCGATTTCGCCAGTTCTACCAGCACCAAGTCCGGTTTTCACAATACCAAGACCAAACATCGCATCCAAAACCCACTTTTGTAGTGTGGCTTCAAAGTCAATTTCATCAAGGGTATTGTTAATCACCGCCTCAAAGTCGGCTGCCTCTGCTTTGAGTTGATTGTTCTTAGTCTTAACAAGTATCTGCGGTCTGTTAGCTGCTACTTGTCGTCGGTAAATGTTTATAGCCATCTCAAGTAAGTTAATAGGCACTTTGTCTGTAGCACCATTTTCGCTATAGCTTGTGCCAACGTATTGACGTACTTGTTGAAGTCTGTTTTCTCTAAATGGCAACATCTTTCGTCGGCTATATTCCATAGCTGAAGAAAGGCGGCTCATTTTATCTTTCATATAATCTGACATTACCAGTATTCCACTTGCTTGTTACGTCTTTCGGTGTATTCTCTGCGGTACGCAAGTGAACCTTCGGCAATGACCTTTTCTTTCGCTGGTTGCGATGGGGACTTTAATTTCATCGCAAGGCATAGTAGAGCGTCAGCGGTAGGGCGATCGCCATGATTCTCGCGCGCGCCACTAGGGTCCATCGAAGAGTTCGTTTTCGAGTGTTGTATCCATCCATGTTGCGTGTATACAATTTCACGACATTCACTAAGAGCTTCTTTGCTCTTATTTAAAAATCGACCTTCTGTGAGTGCGTCCCGGTACTCAGCGTAGATCGCTCGTTTGTTATCTTTGGTAGGCCACCACCCCGGTATGCGAGAGCCACTGCCCCTTTTTAACTTATTATCGTCCTGTTTGCAATAAAAGTTCCGATAACCTGCCTCAATTACTGAATCTCCAAAGTTTCTTCCGGGTCCGGGAGCTTCCCAGACCATGAACGCACCCCTCTGTGTGGGGCCAGAAAACCACTTTCCTAGTGCAACGGCCAGACGACCTAATTCTTCCGGTCTAATTTTACTATTTACATATTCTGCAACTTTTTCTCCTGTCTCGCAGTCGCCGACAGAAATCACCGAGTTGCTGCTGCCCGTTCCGGTCGCAATGTCCACGCCGATCGCGTAGTTGTGGTCGGTCGGAGCCTTCATAGTTTGGCCGGGATTAAACCAGACCCGGAGCTTGCCGTTCTTAATCTCGTCAAAAGCCATAGGCATAAGACCTTCGGAGTGGTATCGAAGGTCGCCGACTTTCATCGGTGGAGATGTATGTTCAAGAATAAGTCGGTTAATTAACTTGGTGTCGAAGAACTGGTAGTCGGAGCCAGCAAAGTCAATGTCTAACTCTTGTGCGATCTCTTGGCTATGCGCGCACCGTTTACATTCTGCGTCATACCAAGGGGAACGCATCTTGCCATTCTGCTCATAAAGACCCTCAGCCTTTTCAGGGTGTAAGCTCCAGTGCAAACTAAGCTGTTCAATCTCGTCCTTATTGGCAATGTCGTAAAAGGCATTACTGCTGCCCGCAGGTGTCGAGTTAAAAATTCTGCACTTCGTCGCATCACGAGTCGAAGCCAAAGCCCTATACGACGAGTCAACGTCGAACGCGGCGAACTCATCCAATCCAATAGCTGTTCGGCGATCACCACGAGCAACATCGCCAGTAGTAGACTCACCATCAATACTCGAACCGTTGTCATCATTTGTGAGCCTCAACTTTGTTCGGGTTATGGAAGGTATTAGCCAGTTGGGCTGGTGCTTATGCAGGAAGTCAATCTTCCAAAACAAAGACTTAGGGTTACCAGTCTTGTCTACATAGTCCTCGTTACGGCTGACTAATAGAAAACTCTGACCATCCTTGAAGTGCCAAAGCCATTCAAATACAGACAACAGCATCCAAGAAGCACCCATGTCGCGGCTCTTCTTAATCACCAAGTCCTTGCCCTCTAGGATGCAATCCCTGATCTGGCAAATGCTGTCGTCTTGAAACGGGTAGGTAATAAACGGCAAAACGCCATTCGCCTTACGCGGGTCGTATGTCCAGCAAAACGTATTCAAATAGAACATCAGGTCACGAGAACACGCAATCCACAGCTCCTCGCGCGCGTCGTCATCTTTAGCTGCTAATTCCAAAAGCTCGCTGCGGAACGCTAGGTTCGAGTCGAAGTCCTTCGGAACTTGCTTGTAATAATCTACCGACATATTTTTTAGGCAACCTCGTTCTCGTTCTCACGCTGCAACTTCTGTATCACAGATAATACCTTACGACCGTCATCCTTGTATCGCTGCTCCTGATCCAACTGCGATTTGCTGGGCAGCAGCTTCGTATATATCTGACCCCAGAACTGTGCCTCGTTCTGATTATTACGCCGTGCCCAACAAAGCATAGACCATGCCTCGCTACTAGGGGCTTGTTCGGGTCGCACTCCCTTGACCATCATCTTCTTTGCCACCCATCCCACGCATTCCGGTGTCCCTGCACCCGTCTCTGTAAATACATCCGCATCGACTTCCCCCTCAAGCGAAGGCAGATCCTTCTCTTTCTCATTAACGTTCTTACCCAATAACTGGCTGGCGGCTTGTGCGTAGGCATCATTAGGCTTAACGCCCTCCGACTCCAAACGATTTCGCATGGCACAAAATCGCGTCCAGTGTCCGGCTCTTACGAGTTCCTGTCTGATGGCTGACTTGTTCATGAGTAAACTATAGTTGACGATGCGTCCTTATGTGGGCTGGAAAATGCCAACGATTTCGAGAGGGGGGTAGCATATAATGTAAACTCCCCCCACCCGAGTGGCAAACTTTTTCCCAGTGCGAGCGTGCAACGTGATAAAACGTGGGGGTGTTTCCGTGTCGATCGTCCATAGCTGGACCGGGTAGGGTATATGTATGAGAGAGGGTTACCTCAGAAGGGCTAGAAGAATTATCCACCCAAAGTAGAACGGGCTACGCTTGCGGCATCCCGCAAATGTGTACGCGTACCCTATGGATAACATAAAAACTTTTTTTCTTTTTATATGGTTTACCAGTTGACGTGTATGGTTTAGTATGCTATTGTATCTATATCGAGTCGGATAGTCCGGCTCGCATCTTGAAACGTCTATGGAGTATGAACCAATGACAACGACCAAAGAAACAACGACCACGATTCAAATTCAAGGCGGTAGCGCCGTCAACCTAGCGGGCGAAGTTAGCGCGGGTGACTGTAAATGGATTCAGCAAGGTATCAAAGATACACGCGCTGCTTATCAATTAGCAGATAAAGCAGAAGATTCTATTCTTAAGAGCGCTCAATTCTTCGCCAATATGACCGAGAAGGGTATCGAGATGCTCGGCTCAGACGGTAAGAAGCTGGGCATTGAGGCACGTTGGCGAGCTATTCGCGGTACTAGCAAGAAAGATGCGAGCGCGGCAAGTCGGGCATTGGGCGCGGGTCTGTTCGCTAATCGCTTCGAGTGTACTATTCTTAAATCGCATCAAGATTTATACGAATTACAGAAGGCATTCCAGCATGCTATCCAAGACGCTACCCCAGCCAAGACGCGCAGCATCGTCGCGGCATTTAAGAAGGGTCTTAAATTGGCCGATCCTGATTTATCAGGAGCGAAGAATAGGAAGGCCATACTTGAGGCGGTTAAGGCATCCGGCAAGGTATCCGCGAAGATCGGCGCGACTGCTGATAAAGCCGAGAAGCGTAAGGCCACCAACGCCAAGAAGGCGCGAGCAGTTGCCAATGGTTCGGCCGATCCGATGGACGTGGCGCAAGTGTTAGCCGATAGCGTTATGGGTGGTGAATGGCGCGCGGTTGCCGTATCGTTGGGTATGCTCTTGAAGACTACGCAGGGTGGCGCGGAGCGCTTCGCTAACTTCGCCGAGTGCGTAACGGAGGGTATTCAATCATGAGTATGGTACAACGTTGCCAAGTCTGCCATTGTCTCATGGTCCTACCCGATAAAGATCGGACAATATGCAAGCCATGCGAGGACCATATCAAGCGCGATGATCTTGCGGCATCCCGCAAAGAATAGCCCCAACAATTCCCGTCGTCTCCTCGGAGGCGGCGGGTTTTTTTATGCCCACACTTTTCACGACACTACCCGCACCCCATACGGATTTTTATCACAATAGTATCCCCTGCATTCCACCCCGTTTTTATCACGACGCGAACCCCTGCGGCACGACGCAAA